CTTCGCAGCCCTTGGCGCACAGCTGCTCGAACTTGGCGCAGGTCGTTGGGCCTGTACCCTTCCAGCCGTTGATCTTGTCGAGGTTGGTGTTGAGGTCAAAGTCTTTGTGGAGCCCAGCCAGCTTAACGACTGCGTCTGGCACATCCGTACAGTGCTTGGCCAACCCCAGTGATGCACGCCACAACGGCTCTTCTACGGGTCGACCAGCGGCATCAAGCACGCCACCAGAAGCGACAATAGCGCCCACTTGAGTACAACGGCTAGCCACGGCGTCAAGTACCACATCATTGGAGTTGAGGACGGCATCAAGGATTGAGGACTTGGACTTGCCTGCGCGTGGCGTGAGGGTGTTGGATGATAGTTTGGCACTCTTGCCGAACCACGGCTTGAGCGTTGTGAAGAGCGCAGCAGCATCGTAGTCTGGGCAGTCCGCAACACACCGGACGTCCTTCCATGGTTGCTGTTTCTTGTGGTGCGTGCCAACGGGGCGGAGCACCATGGATGGGTCATGTATTTTTGAGGTGTCGATTTCAACGCCGTTCTCCTCTAGCGCGATGCGCAGTGCAGTAGATGCCTTGACCCAGTGGTCTTTGCGCACACTGGCAGTAAGTGGCCAGTAGCAGTGAATGCCGTTACCGGATGAGATGACCATTGGCATCGGCATGCCGATTGTCTTGAGTGCTGCGACCATTGCGGCCCAGCCTTCCTTCTGTGTCTGATACGGTTTGTCTGCACCGATGTCGAGGTCAAGAGCCAGTGCCTTAAACCATGTCGCGTGCTCTTGCTTGCGCTGCCATTTCTGTTTGTTGTTGTCGTCTATGTAACTGTGTCCAGCAAATGATCCAACGCCAAAGTAGACGGTGGTGTTGGGCTCTGAGTCCCAGTCAATGATTGATGCAACCGCGTCGTCGATGTCGGCAAACGATCCCCTGTTCCAGAATATCCCACGTGGATTTTGGCCTGACCTATCAGGCTTGTGGGTGCAGATAACGAGTTCGTCTGTCTGGGCAAAAACGCGAGTAAGAAAGTGTTTGGTGTCCAAAATATGCCCCTAGATGAAAAACCCCGGCCTAAGCCGGGGAGCTCTTAACGAGATGTGATTCTATTACTCGTCAAACAGACTGTCGAGCTTCGCAGCCAATTCATCCGACGCTTTTACTGGGGCAACTGTGGGCTTAGCCTTGGGTTGCGCGGAAACAACAGGCGCTGGTGCTGCGGCCTCTTCCTCGTAGGCATCGTCCACGGCTGGAGCAGCGATCGTGGTCTGTGCTTTTGGTGCTTGCAGCGCAGGGGCAGCGGCGGTGGGAGCCATTTGACGAGTCGCCACTTTGACAGGGTCACTAGCCAACAAGTTATCCACACGACCAATTGCTTTCTCAGGAACATAACCCTTCTGTTTGAAGGTGATCTTGGGGAAACTGGCGGCGTCGTCGAAGCCCAACTCGGTCACAACTTCTTCTGGCCCGATGCCGTAGTTGCCGAGTTCCTTGAAGTACTCACGCAGAGCTTTCATGCCGCTTACAGGCACCGTGAGGCTGTAGACCTTTGTGGGGTCAGCAGCAGCTACAACAGCGAGGTGACGCTGGTCAGCACACATCTTGGACTTGGCACCCGATGGCAGAATCTTGGAACCCAGCACGTTGTTGGGGCAGTCAGCGCAACCTGTATGCACAGGAGCGTCGATGCTTGCATCGGCCTTGAGGCCATCGTTGGACCAGCAGTCAGGGCGGACGTTCTCTGCCGAGGCATCGAAGGCTTTGGCGTAGAACACTTTGGACACGCGTGGATTGGCACCCACGATAATGGTATCAAGCGTGACACCCACGGTGGTCTCAACGCCCTCTTCGTTCAGGCGATACCGACCAGCACGGATGCTGATGCGTGGAATGCTGATGCCATCACTGACGATGGCCGAGGCCACGCTGGACTTGGTGCCTGCTTGTTGGCGGGCTGCGATACGCGCTGCGATGTGCGCTGGGACGTTTGCGATCATGTTACTCATTTGTTTACTCCTGATTAAGATGCTTGAGTTTCGTTGGCGTACCATACGCCGTCTTCTTTGGTGTACACAGTGTCAACTTCGCTACCCGAATAGCTGAACAAGCGAACGGTGTCTGGGAACTTACTCTGCACGAAATGAATCGCTTTTTGCATGTCTACACAAGCGCCATCTGGTAGGTACAGGTGGCATGTATCCACATCAAAGTTATACGTTAGCCGCAGTAACAGGCACCCAATATCTGGTTTACTCATTTGTTTACTCCTTGGATTGCGCTTTGCGCATATTGAACACTTTTGCCGATGAGAAATTTACCCCGGGTGGGGGTGCACCGTGAGCCTCGATGTAACTCTTGACTCCCGTCTTTGACGCACGGGACTCGACCATGTCCCAAGCATCGTGCTCTTTGCAAAAGCTGAAGAACTCTTCACGAGAACCAACTGTCGCGGTGTGGTGAGTAGACCAGTAGGCCGTACCGTGTGGAGTCTTGACTGTCTCCAGTCCGTCCTCTTGCGCTTTAGCTGTCATCCAGTTTTCCAGCGCTATCAGTTTTTCAGTAAGTACAGCCTTGGCTGTTTTGTGTTCGCGTTCAAGACTCTCGATTTGATTGCGAACCTGCAGATACTTTTCTGCAGCAATGTCGTAGTTCATTCAGTTACCTCGTTTCCTATTCGTCACTGTTGATGCCTTGCACCAGTGTTAAAAATTCCGCAAGTGTGTTTTTCTTTGTGCGGAGCCTGCGGTACAGCTCTGCCTCAAAGCCGGTGGCCCAGATGTGCCACACAGTCGTTTTGCCAGTTGTTGTCAACCGACGAATCCTCGCATTGGCTTGCTCGTACTGCTCAAGTGAATAAATAGGTGCAAACCAAATGATGTCCTTAGATCGTGTCAGCGTCAAACCGTGCGCAGCAACCTTGGGGTGTGCCAACAAAATCTGTGGCCTGTCCGTGTGCTGGAAGTCGTTAAATATCTGGTCACGATCCTTTTTGCTAGTATCACCATTGACCATCGCAACATCGAAACCATCTGCGGTCAGCTTGTCTCGAAGCCAAACTTGCACACCCTTGAGTGGCACGAAGATGATCGCTTTGTCGCCGATCTCTGTGAGTAATTCCGTAAGGGTATTATACCGCTCCGAGGCGTCGATGGCAATCGTAGTGCCGTCTCCGTACACCACACCGCAGCTAATTTGCAACAGTTTGCTCAACATCACAGCGGTGTTCGCTGCAGTCACTTCACCCGCTGAGAAAATCGTCACGGCCTTGTCCTTCATGTCCTTGAAGGCTTTCTCTTGCTGCTTGGTCAGCTCAGTCTTGCGGCCAACAAAGTTAGTCTGTGGCAAGTCCTTGCACTCGTCCAGCGAGAACCGGATTGACGGCTGCAGAACCTTGCGGCATGTCTCCAACGCGTCATGGCGCGGCGTCCACTTGAACGTCGTCACCTTCTGCATCACCAAGTCTTTGAACGAGGTGAAGCTCTTCGGGCACTGCGGTGAATCAACAAGTCGTGCCAGCGTCCATGCGTCAGCGGGTGTTTGTGAGATGGGCGTACCCGTCAGCATCCACAGCCATGGCTGATTTTTGGTCATCCACTTGGAGAACATCTTGTACCGTTGCGAGCTCGGTGACTTCAGTGCTGTCGCCTCGTCATAGATCACCACGTCGAAGCCAGTCAGCTCAGCTTGCATGTTGGTGAATCCGTCATGGTTGATGATGACGTACTGCACCCCGGGTGTAGCCAACAGGTCGATGCGCTTTTGCTTTGTCCCCGTGCACACAACAAACGAGCGATGTGGCAGGTGGTGCTTGAGTTCACGGCCCCACACGACTTTCACCGTGGACAGCGGAGCAATGATGAGCACCTTGCGTGCAATGCCTTCGTCCAGCAAGAAGTCAGCGGCCCACAGCGAACTGATGGACTTGCCAGTACCCGGCGCGTTAAGGCACAGGGCACGCTTGTGCATAGTCAAGAACGCTGCAGTGTCTTTCTGGTGGTCCATGGCCGTGAAGCGTCCGGGCCAGTTGTAGTACTGCAAGATCGGAGCAGGCACGCTGAAGCCGAGGTTCTTCAACACCATCGACTCGTCAACACCGTAGGGCATGGCCAGCATGTCTTCGCCGTTGTGTTGCAACAGCTTGGCATGGGGGATGGCTCGCGCTACAGCTGCGTTCTCGTTGCTGTTGATGATGATCTTGCGCTTGTCAGGGATTACGAGCATAGAGCTGCCCACCCCTTAAATTCAATATGCCACGAGTCCACTGAGGTCTCGCGCACAATCCACACTTGGCCACCACACTGACCTATGTCCGCGATCTCGCGCTCTTGATTCGCTGTAGTAGTGCCCTTGCCGAACTTTGTTTCCACAGCAAAGAAGTGACCATTGACGTGGCCCACAAAGTCAGGAATACCAGCGCGACCAAAGCCATTGGCAGGAGGCATAAACCACCAGCAATTTGGTGTGCTCTTGAGTATGGCTTTGACCACCTTCTTGACATCTTCTTCTTTCTTCATGGCTCGCCTTACTTTAGAGCGTTAGCAATTTTGTCTAACTTCCCCAATTTCTCAAGCTCAGCTAATTGCTGCATGGCCGTAGCTGCGCGTTCAAGTAGCTGCACGTACTTTTCGAGATTGGCGAAGTTAGCAGTCTTTTCTACTTTCGATAGACCAGACGCTAAGTCATCAGCAGCTTTGCGTACATCTCCAGACGTACGCTTGGCAGTAGTAGCCAACGCTTTGGCTGTCTCTTCGTACTTCGTCAGTGAGTTATCGAGTATTGTTTCAGCATCGTTGATAACTTTGCTCGCGTTAATCATGTCTTGGCTCATGTGTTTCATCCTTCTAGTAACGTGTTGAGAATCTGATGCAGCTATATCGTTTGCCACAATGGTTAGTACGGCACGGGAGTCAAATAGCGGAACTCCGCGCTCATACTTGACTGGCTCCAGTATTGGTTTTGCGAAGTCAGTTCTAGCTGTGTTGTTTATGTCGTTCTTCATCGTTTACCTTTCAGTCTCGCGTCAGGGCAGAACCCCTTCGCTGGGCACCATGGGCACAGGCCCGATGGCTTTGTCTTGAACACGCCGAGGTCAATGACTTCTTGCACCATGTCAAAGCGTGGCTCCAGTGCCCGCCACAGCGAGTCAAGGAACCTGCGCTCATACGTAGCATTTGTCACCTCGTCGAACTTGAGCCAGATGAACGAGGTCTTCACCTTCGTCACCTGTGGGTAGTGCCACATCACCATGGCTGCAAACAGCTGCAGCTGTGTGGGGTTCTCCTTGACCTTGCCAGTCTTGTAGTCGAGGCAGTAAGCCGTATCTCCGTCAACAACCAGCACGTCAGCGATGGAGCGAATCCACACGTCTTTGGCGAACCAGTCCACGGGCTGCAGCTGGCGATTGACCGACATCTGGTGCTCGAACAACTTCTCACCGGGACGTGATGTGATCTTCTCAACGAGTGCACCCCAACGCTCCAGTGACTGCTTGCCTTCCAGTGTCAGCGTGCTCTCGTCGAGTGACCCGTTACCCTTGGCTTCCAGCACCTTGTGCACCCTGTCGCCGTACTCTGATGCCTCGTTCATCGTGCTCTGTACACGCTTGGACACATACAGGTAGTCAAACTGCGCAGGGCACTGCTCGAACGCAGACAGTCGGCTGAACGACAAGGGCATCGGGTGGGTCATGTTTCTTCCAAGGTGACGGTGGCAAGTTGCACAGTGAGTTGCTCGATGAGGTCTTGGAGAATCCGGCGTCGGCACGGCGATGGCTGCGCAAACTCTTCTGGCATGGTAATCTTCATTGAGATCGGCCCATCGACACACTTAATGCCAAACCACACCTGCGACTCGTACATGTACGCGTCTTGGTGCCATTCAGCGCGTGCCCAATTCGGCAAGCGGTCAGCGGTTGAGTAAGCTATCGCCATTACTTTGCGTCTCCATACGACGGGCCAACACCAGTCTCACACGATACGGGAATACTGCGGCACCACTTGGGTGTCATCGCAAGGCACTCTTCCATATACGCACGAGCTTCATCAAGTTCATCATCCCGCACCACGCAGACCGCCTCGTCATGGACAGAGAGCTTCACTGGATAGCGCTGGTTGATACGTGCAGTTTGCCACATAACGATCTGCATTGCAGCATGTTGCGATAAATTTTCTACAACTTTCGCACCGTGCAAGTGAATACGCTGGCGACCCATGGTGTACGTCCAGTCCTTGCCGTCCCACTTCAGGTCGTTGTACATCACCCCGGGCTCACCCGGGCGACCAAAGCCGTCCCACTGCGTCACGAACCAGCCGTTGACGTCCACGTTAAGCAAGCTGCAGCCATTGGCTACGTCAGGCAGAACCACGTCGTTGCAACGCTTCCACAACTCCACCACTTTGTGGTGCACAGACCTGTACAGGTCTACGATGGCGTACGCACGGTCGAGCGTGATGAGCTCCACACCGGGGTCAGTGCGCTTGGCCAGTCGCACCATCTCTTGGAATCGCGCAGCACCAGCGCCGTACTGCAGACCCAGCATGGCGGTCTTACCCAAGAACCGCTCGGCCTTGTCGGCCTTGGTGATGGTGCGTCCAAACAGCTTCGACGCGAAGTCGCAGTACAAGTCCACGCCGTTCTTGAGCTTCTCTGTGACATCATCTTGGCCAGCTAATGCCATGACTGTGCGCAGCTCGATGTTCGACGAGTCACCCACCAGCACCGTGTGCCCGGGAGGGGCACGCAAGGCGTCACGCAGGCCCGCAGAGGGGCCACGCGCAGGGATGTTCTGCCAGTTGATGCTGTTGCCGCCTGAGTAGCGTCCAGTGGTCTTAGCGCCCCAGAAGTTGAGGTACACAGGCAGTGGCCCACGCCGTGCAGTCTCCAGAAACTTCAGCGCACGTGTCTCAGCGATAGTCGTTTTGACTCCAAGGCGAGCCGCAACCAGCGCCTGTACGTCCGCATCGTCGGACTCCAGCAGGTCGGTAAAGTCTTTGTCGGATTTGGCGAAGGCATAGGTTTCTTTTTCTGGGTTGGCTTTGCTCTGCTTCTTCGGCGGGGTCACACCCAGTGCTAGCAGAGCTTCTGCGAATTTGTCGTTCGACATGATGATGTCGCGGTTGGTCTCGGCCTTGGCCAGCAGGTCTGCCTTGCGTGTGATCTCGTCGTCGTACAGCTGCTGCATCTTGGCTTGGTCGCCGATCAGCATGGGCTCTGTGAACATGCGCACAGTCATGTCAATCAACTTCATCGCCAGCGGCGGTGTGAACGGGTCGAACTTCTTGCCCAGCTCTTTGCACAGCCACGCGTCGTGTTTGCAATACTCAGCGTACTCCGCTAATTCCATGGGATTAAAGTCCACACGGCGTTTGCCCATGGCCTTGACGACTTCGGTGCCCTTGTCCGGCAGGTTGTACTGCTTGACGAGGTTGGCCAGAGAGTGTGAGGTCAGGAACGGCAGCAACATGCGGCCTTGGCCGAGGGTATCCATCCACAGCTTGGGCTTGATGCCGCAGCGTTGCGTCAGGATATACCCATCGAACAAAGTGTTGTGGCAGCGCACAGCGCTGTTGGCCCAATCGTAGTTGCCGTGCAGCCAGCCAATGGTCTCCAGCTCAGTGCTAGAGAACCACACAGCATCCTCGTCGTTCTTTATGACAGACACCCCGATGATCTCAAAGCGGTCGTCGTTGATGTACGCATCCGTCTGCATCTTGGACAGGGAAAAGTCCTTGTCGTAGTAGGTCTCTAGGTCAACGGTAAGGATGTCCATCACTTGCCCTCGTCAAGTACGAGTTTGCTCACGACCTGCGCGGTGAAGTGCTGCTGCAACTCTTCGAGGTCTTTGGCGATCATGCGCTCGCTGCCTACGGCTATCACGTACCCGTTGGATACACGGTCAACTTCCAAACGTATGCGTGGGCTCAGCCTGAAGCTGTCACCCGTTGTCAGCGTGCCGCTAGATTGCAGTGCTTGGTTGTACGCGTGCTGTTGCGCGGAGATGATTTGCCCGGTGTTGCCAATGCCTATGGCACCGGTAATCATCCCTTGCGCTGCGTTCATCGCTGGGTGTATTTGGCCGTTAGACATCCTTGGTCTCCAGCTCGATAAGCAACTCAATGTAGTGCTTAGCTTTTTCCAAATCCTTGATGCCATTCTTTGCTTTCCAGCGTGATACGTACTTGATGACGTTGCCCTCGAAGTAGCCAATGTTGTTGGCATGGATGTACTCCACAGGTTGAATGGCCAAGTTTTTGTAGTGGTTGCCAGCAACTTGTATGTCGAGTGCGCTCGTGCCGTTCGCACCTTTGCTCAACATGCTCTGCATAACTTCCTCTTCTTCGTTTGTCCAAGTTGTTAGGTCGGGGAATAGTTCGAGTTGTTTCATGATCTCTCCAATGCTGCAATGCCTAACTGGCGGACAATCACGTCTTGCACAGTCTCGTCGTCTTTGACAATAAAAATCGGTGCTCGGCGCGGCCCACCTTGGCGGACTACGTACTCGTCTTCTGGACGGTGCGTGTCCATACGCACCAGCGTGCCGTTGCCCACGCTAAGTATCGTGAACTTTAGCTGCTCGCATCCATAGAAGATGTCGTCTGTGCGACCAGAGCTTGTCATCGGATGCAGTGATTCCACTGATTCCCCTCTGTACTTCAGCTCAACTTTTTTCCGCTCTTGCTGGCGTAACGCCCAGTCAATGATTTGTTTCTTGATCCAGTTCATCCTATCTCCTCTATGCGTACTCTGACGCGGATTGGTTTAGCTTTGACGTTGCGGAAATGCTTGACGGTCATGGATGCTTCAAAAGCTGGTGTCCTGACCCTCCACAGCACTGGAATACCATCGTTGTCCAGCATTAGGCTTCTGCCGCCCAGCTTGACGGCCCATGCTTTGATGTCTCGTTTCATTCTTCTCTCCTAAATGTAGGCAGCGGGCACCAGTGTGTCCAACCATCAGAGTCACGCCATGAGCCAAGCACTGCAACGCCCAGCTTCTTGTCGATCATCAGCATCTTTGCACTTCTTGGCGGTGGAAACTCTTTGGCATCACGCCAGTGGTTGTTGACATCGACCACAGCAAAGTGGTCGTGTGTAAGTTTGCAGTCGGTCATTGCCATAGCGACACACCTCCTGCAAATGTTGTCTTGATGTTTGTTTGCTTACGCACAGCCACCTTCTTTGCATAGCTCCTACGGCTTCTGGCTTCTTGTGTCTGTGAACGCTTGGGCTCAGCGTCCACGCCGTCACCCATTGAGTAAATCTTGACACGGTTGCGCCCGTCTGTTTCGTTGGTGTAACCGATGACGTAGATCATCTTCTGCGCCTTCAGCTCTTGCAGTACCTTGCCCGCAAACTTAGGGGTAGATTCCGAGCGGTGCGCCAACTCAATCCTGCTGTGCGGGCCTTGCATCAACAAGCCAAATATCTGCACTGTTTGTTTTATGGTCATAAACAACTCCTCAATGTCATCAGTGTCAGCATAAATGCAATAAAAGCCACAACGATCCAGAGAAGCTGGTCGTCAGCGGGCTCAGGTTTGTCTTCGTCTTCGGTCATTTGATGATCCTCCGAAAAGCGCCACACCGGGCGCAGTGATACATACCTTGGCCCTCAACGGGCTCCCACCTGTGCTTGCATTCGGTCATTCGGTTCATGTCTTCTCCACAATAGGTGTCATCTTCTTTAAGCGGAACTCTTCTTGGACAAGCGCAATGGCTTCGTCCATATCTCTCAGAGTCACCACCTCCATCTGTGCGTCATGCAGTTCCATGAACTCATTGAGCGCAGTCATCTCAACGGCCTTCAGAATAAATCTGCCAGACTCAGCGCCACGCCTACCAACAGCACGTAGAGCCAGCAGTCCTTCCTTGACCACATCGCTGTAGTCCTTACCAAAGCCCATGCGTGCAAAGGCTTCTGTGATATTGCCCATGGCAACCAGTGTGTTGATGTCAGCGTGTGTTGCCACTCCCTTGGTCAATGAGTCCAACGCAGCATGGTTCTTGATCTTGAGGTCAACCATGAACGATGTGTGAGACCGCACGGGAGACAAGCTCTCCATCACAAATCCCACGGGATTAAGCAGCACATGCTTGGGTCTGTACTTACTGCGTTTGCGCATGTCACTTCCTGTTCAAGTAATTGACCCAGCACTTGGCGCAGTACCACTTGTCGCGGACTCGCACACCGCCAATGGCTTCGACGCGGTAGTTACATTTACCGCAAAGCTCTAACGGTCGCTCGTGGCGCAACTGCGGGGGTGGTTTCTGCTGGTTTGTCATTGAGTGGTTTCCATCCGTATTTTTTCCAAGTTGCCTCGACGTCACTGGATGACGTCCATTTGTATCGTGGATGTCCAACAGGAATCCACGGCAGTGTTACGCTCTGAACCTGCAAGCCTTTGTGTTCGATGGTCATGATAGTTTGCCTCACGTTATTTTCTTGAACATGATGGTGCCGACAACATCGCCACGATGGACGATGTCATACCAGTCACCCTCTTTGGTGGCACCAGCACGCTGCATGTCACTCAACATGACCGTCATCGAACGGCCCAGTGTCGAGATGTACACAACGCGGTTAGGCTCATCGACAGACAGCCACTCAGTGTCCTTGTCGATGTTCACGCCCAACTCCTCAAAGCCACGCACGAGTTTTGTCTCGATGCGTGTCAGTCGGTTAATCAGTTCTTTCTCGATGTAGTTGCTCATGTCAGTCCTTGTGTTAATCCCGTGGGATTAGAGTGCCACCTTAACCCGTGTACCGAACGGCTCTTGTGGATGGCTGTAGCCGATGTCGGCCCAGATCATAGGGAATGGCGGCTCCTCGCATTCCTGCAAGTTGCCCTCCATGTCAGTGAAGAAGATCATGCCGCAATAGCGCTCGTCGGTGTTGGCGAAGTGCTCGAACACAGGCTGGAAGCGTGTGCCACCGCCACCCTTGGGCTGCAGCACCAGTGGGTCATCGCGCTCGAAACGCTCGACGTGAGTCACCACGTAGTCGCAGTACACGACCTCAACGAACGATGGCTGCAAGTCGTCAACGATGGCTTGAATCTCGGCAGCGATCTGGTTGCATTCCTTGGGGCCCATGGAGCCGGAGGTGTCGAAGCCGATGGCCAAGCCACCCAGTGCGTCAGAGCGCAGTGATGGCAGGTACAGGCCGGAGCCGATGAACCTGCGTGATGGGCGTGTGTAGGTGTAGTCGGCAGCACATGACTCGGTCATCATCGAGCGGCACACATCTTGCCAGCGAACCATGGGCTCACCGACACGCTCAAGCACACGGTCGATCATGCTGGAGCCTTGGCCGCAGTCCTTGGCCATCTTGGCAGACGCAACGATGGTCGCTTCCATGTCCACACGGGTCGCGTCATCCTGAGCATCCTCAAGGTCGCCAGTGCCATCGAAGCCACCGCCCATGCCGTCATCCTCATCACCCTCGTCGCTGTCACCAGCACCGCCGCCCTTGGACTTCTGCTGCTCTTGCTGCTGCTCTTTGATCTTGTTGTACACGTACTCGGAGCTGTGCTCTTCACGAACCCAGCCGAGGTGCACGCCACCTTTGGGAAGTTGCCAGCCACGGGACTTGATGTATGCGTTGATGAGTGCATCGTTGGCGTAGTTCCAGATGCGTGGGTCGCGGCCCTCACGACGCCACATGTGCATCATCACGATGTGGCAGGACTCGTGCAGCACGAGGCCGAACAGCTCCTCGTCAGTGAGGGGCTCACAGAACTTGGGGTTGTACCGCACCCATGTGCCGTTGGTGCCAGCAGTGGGCACCTTGTCAGAGACCTCGCGCTTGACGCGGGTCATGACTGCAGCGATGAACGCTTCACGCAGTCCGAGCTTGCTGTATGCAAGGTCAAGTCGATCCATAAGTGTTGCCATGATTTTCTCCAGTAAACAAGTGTTGTGCTAATCCCATGGGATTAGGCTCCGTATTCTAGCGTGAACAGAGACTCGACGTACAGCTTGGCCATAGCGTAGTCACTGAACTCTCTAATCTCGTCGAAGTTGTTACGTGTCACGACCCAACCATTGGCACCATCGGTGAACAACCCGAGGGCATCGTAGAGTGGGCGCACCACAGCGAACGTCTCACGCACAGTGTAGGCATTGCCGCGTTTGTACTTGGCGTTTGCCTCTGTGTATGCAGTGTGGACAGAGCCATCGTTACTCCACGTAAGCGTTGGCCTGCCTTGTATCGGATGCTTGATCGTCGCCATCACTTCATGCTGAAAGCAGACTGGTTAGCCACGGCCCACTTGCTGAATGCAGGCGACTTGGTGATCGACTTGTCACGCTTGTGTGCCAGCTTGATCGTCAGGGTCTGCACCTCACCGGGCATCTTCTCCAAGAACTTCCATGCCTTGTCGAAGTTGGTCGCGTCAAGGCGTGTGGCCAAGCCCATGGCAACGCAGTACCGCACGTTGAGCTCTTTGGGCACAGGCACGTCCTTGCCTTGCAAGATGTCCTCGATGCGGGGCATCGACTCCCAGACACGCAGGTGTGTCTCGAAGATCATGGCAGCTTCCTCGCCAACGTCACCCTTGAGCAGCTCGACGCGATCCTGCACAGGCAACTCAAGGTCAACCACGTGCGAAGCAGCGAACCACGAACGTGGCGATGGGAATGGCTTGATGTCGCCAGTGGGCTCGAACTTGTGCAACAAGTCAGGGCGGTCTTGCAACAGAGACAGCACCTCGGGGCGTATGCCGCGTGTGATGGCGTGGCTGACGAAGTCGTCGATGGTGGTGGACACGTCGATGTCGCACATGCGGTTCTGCAGTGGAGCCGCGAGGTTGAATGTGACACCGCGATCTGTCTTGCGGTTACCCGCAGCGATGACCATCCACTCAGCAGGGATGCCGAAGTCTTCAGGTGTCAGGCACAGCTGGTACGCAGCAGCTTGCACAGCAGGTGGTGCAGATGTGATCTCGTCGAGGAACAAGATGCCAGCGCCGTCAGCAGGCAGGAAGTCAGGGCGTGCCCAGTGTGTGCGGCCTTCCTTGACGTGCGGGATACCGCGCAGGTCTGTGGGATCCATCTGTGCCAGACGCAGGTCAACGACACCGTGCCAGTTGGACACATGCTCGCCCAGCAGCTTGCTGGTCTGGAATACGATCTCGGACTTGCCGATGCCTGATGGCCCGCGCAGAAATGTGGTGCGCTTGCGGGTGTTCTCGTTGAGGTAACGCTTAACGAGGATGGGGGTGACGTGAGAAATACGCATGATAAAACTCCAGTGTGTAAGTAAACGAATGAACAAGTTACAGCAGAACCGCTGCTGTGCCGGTTGGTAATCCCATGGGATTAGTCTGTACCGCCGACCTGCATGACTTCCATGTCGGTGGGCTGTGCAGCTTGCTCTGCACGGGCAGCTTCTTCCTGTTCCTTGGCCTGAGCCAAGATGTTGTCAACGATCGGTCGCACGAAGTTGTGCGGGCCGCTACCCAATGCACCCAGCAGTGTGTTGAGTGAGTTGGCGTCCATGCTCATGTCGAGCTTGATCTTGTATTCCATGATAATGATCCTTGGGTTAATGAGTTCTGCCGAAGCAGACGGGTAGTTTACTCGGGCTCCGAGTTTAGTGCAAGCGTAGCGTAGTCCGCAACAGAGAACACCTTGAGCGATGGTCGGTCGTTGGTGACAACGTGCTTGTGCCCCTTCTTGTCGTAGTCGTACTCGATGAAGTCGGCTTGGCACAATATCTTGAACAGCGCATACGCATCGTCTGCATTGAGCACCATGGTCTGGCACTTGTACGGTATCTCTACCACGGCCATTGGTTTCTTGGGGTCTACCATGGCTTACTCCATACGCAGCACGAGCACTGCGTTGTTGGCTCGGTCAAGCGTTGTTGTTACCACGCCAGCGCCGAACTCAGATGTGGCATAGCCAGCGATGCTAGACCGCAAGGACTCCAGCGGCATGTCCGCAGTGGCCGACAAACTAATGACGTCACCGGGTTTCATAGCCAGCATGGGTGTCTTGTAGTCCACGTGCTTGAGCACCTCGGTGCGTGATGTGCGGGCCTTCTCTGGTGCTACGACCAGATCGCCGTGCTCGGTGCCATCGGACTCGATGATCTTGAACTTGCAGCCGAAATTGGCAAGGTGGCGCACGTACTTGGTGATGGTGTCTTTCTTGATGTCGGTCATGTTAGTCTTCCAGCATTGAGTTGATTGAATCCAGCAGAGCAGCGGTCTGCACGTTGACTTCTTTGCGCTTGTCGGGGTTGTCGCGCAGTTGTTGTGGGTGTGGCGTCATGTCGTTGACTGCACGGGCCAGCACGTTGATGTCGTCAGGCAGAATGTCGGCGAACGCACGCAGCAGCTCGATCTCTTCTGCAATGTTCTCGCACACAGAGTCGCGGAAGATGGGCGGCTTGATCTCAGTGGCACCAGTCTTCTTGTTGACTGTCTCGCGCTCGGTCTTGCCCGTCACATCGTGCAGCTTCTGCACCACATCCTTGAGACGCTGCAGCGGAGCACGCAGCATGTTGTCCATGGATTCCTTGGTGGCCTGCTCGACCTCAGTGCGCAGTGCATCGAGCTCGTCCTCTTGCATCTTGACACGGAAGTCGTGCGAGTCAGTCACAGGGCGGTACGCCACACGGAAGCGGAAGTCGTGCTTGAGGTCAGTCAGGTCTGGGTAAGCCGATGGGTCGAACAGCTCGCCTTGACTCTGCTGGGCCTGCAGCATCACGTTGCTCCAGTTGTTGAGGAACGCAGTGACGCACTGCTCGAACTCCAGCTCGAACTTGCCGATGCGTGCGGTGAAGTCCATGAACTTGGCAGTGGGCAGCAGATTCTCGCCACGTGTCCATGGGTATGTGGTGCTGTCGATGTAAGCACGGGCTGCTGACTCGACCTGCATGATGGGCTGCACCAGTGACTTGGGGTACAGGTCTTTGCGGAACTGCCCCGCGCCGTGTGCGTTGTTGGCCGACTCGGCATCACGTGTGGCCTTGTCGTCTTTCTTGGTCATCTGTGGCTTGGACACACTGAGTGACACGATGAGTGCATGGTCTTTGATGGACATTGAAGTTCTCCTTGAGTTGCGTTAATCCCGTGGGATTAAGTTGATGCGGATTTGATTTTTATTGCGAGTATCCTGATGTACTCGCGTGCTTGCTCGACAGGCACCTCTGCGTGGTAGAAGATGAGGGCTGCTTCCACAAGTTGTTTGCTTTGTGATGTGTTCTTGAACACTTCGAACAGGTAGTCTCTTTTGGCGCTCATGGGGCTCTCCTTAGATGTTGTTACGAATAACGCTGCGCACAGCGTCTTGGAAGTCTGAGTCGTCAGCGTCAATGACTGCGGGGTCAAGCTCCTCGACTTTCTCTTGCAAGCTCTCGACCTCACGCTGCAGGTCTTGAAACTCGCTGTTGTCGCTGAGGTTGGTGTTGTCGATGGTGTCAGTTACCATGTCGCGGATGCTCTCCCGGACAGTGGCGTCGTACTCCAACGCGTGCACGATGGCTGCGTTGAGCAGCTCTGACTCCAGTGTGAACTGCGCAGAACCCTCTGCTTTCAGTTTGCGAATGACCTCGTCAGCGACAGTGTCGACGAGCTGCTGCATGGCAGCGTTGATGATGGCATTGGTATCCATGATGATCTCCAGTAAGTGAGTGAATAAACAAGTGAACAAGTAATCCCATGGGATTAGCCATGGTGGTGACAGGGCACAAGTGCGTCTGTCTGGTATCTATTATACTACAAAGATGTAGCTGTGTCAAGCGATTCCATCCATGCAACGATCTTTTTCAGCTCGTCTATGGTGCCGTCGTTCTTAATCCGATTGGCTCGAAACGAAATGATGTTCACGTTGTCCTTGCTGTATGGTTTGCTTGAGTCGAATCTATCCACAGAAGCACTGTTGTCACACCGCAGCGCTTTGTTCCCGTAGATAAGCGGAATGCCGAGAACTGGGCAAACGTCCGGCAGATTACCTTCGAGCGCGACAAGAATCTCGCGCTTTACCACTGGGTCTAGCGCATGGCTACGCCCAACTGTGCGGTTAAGCCACTTCATGCGTGGCTCTTGGTCTCGCCAGTATCCTTTTCGTTTGCGCTCCGGGGTGCGCAAACCATACTCGGTCATGAGTTGGTAGATACGCTGTCGTGAGATACCGCCGAGCAACTCGCCAATTTCTCGCGTGTTGAGGCCAGCGGCCAAGCCAGTCTCGATGGCTGCTTTTCTGTCCATAAAAACTCCTTTGCTAGTTCTCTTATTATAACGCTGTGCTGTGCGTGTGACAATAGTCAAGTGAAGGCAAGTTCCATCTGCCCTTTGTGCAGGCGCTTCTTGATCGTCCACTCGACGCTGTGGATGAGGTCTTCGATGGCGCTTTCCCTGTCGCACTTGTACTCGTCGTCGTGCACTATGGTGCTCTCGTACCCGCCACAGAACTCGCGGTAGTCGTCCATGGGTTTGCCGTCCTCGTCCAGCGGAGCAACGCTCACAGTGACCCAGCACCAGTCGTTGTCGTACCAGCCCTTGAGGAACTCGAAGTCTTTGTCCACCATTTCCATGGCCTTGACAGGGTCGTCGAAGCCCCACTCAGTCCGCGCCAAGTGCAGAGATGATAGTACGTCGTAATAAAGCCCAGAGCTACGGCACAGGCGTCGCATCAGGCGCAGGCGTGTCTCCTCTTCGAGCTCAGGCTCCTCGTCGGCAATGTGCTGCTCCAGCTGTTCCTCGTTGGTGGGGTTCCAGTCGAGGCGCTCGACGACGCCATAACCGTCGCCCTCAGTCTGGGGTGCGCCCATGTCATAGTCGTAGTACCAGCACACGTGGTACGTCTTGCCGTTCTTGTGGGTGTATGTCTCTGTGTGATAAACGTCTCTGCTCATATAACCTCCAGCATCAACAGTGCAACAAAAAATATGGCCAGCACGACAAAAATAATCAGCTCGGCCTTGTCGCTGATGATCTCGCGGTGTGTGGGGATGGGCTCAGGTGGGCCTTTGTACTTTTTCATGGTCAAAACTCCTGTGGTGGAAACTCGAAGTAGTCGAACATGGCGTCGATGACGTGTGCCAGCAACTCAAGCTGCTCCCACCACGTACCATCGTCCCAACCGTCGTACCTCGCCCAGCGTGTCATGTCGTATTTGCACAACACTTCATCGACGGGGCCGAAGGACTGCCCCAACTCGTTGAACAACTCCACTGCCATCTCTGGCGTGAGGCCCATATCTGCGCTGTCCGACACAAAGTGCATCACAGCAGCGGCCTTGGCCGCGTCGCTTACTTTTTTCATGGTCTTCTCCTCACTCGAATGTTGCGTCGTCGAACTGATGCACGAACGATGTGGTCAGCTCCCAGTTGCTGATGAACCTGAGCGCACAACTACCGTCGTATGCGTCTTGCAACTCACTGACGGGCAGGATGCTGTACCCAATGGCGCGGGCCTCGGTCTCGTCTTTGCGTGACTCCAGCAGGTATATCTTGTGGCACCCGTCGAAGGCGAACTTCTTGGCGGTGACAGCTTTGTCGTTGATTTTCATGTCGTTCTCCTTAATCCCACGGGATTAGCCGTGGGGTGTGTCATGTGTTTAGATGTTCTTGGGGTTGTTGAGGGTGAGGTGAGCACGCACAGCGGCCCGCACCTCGTCGATGTCGGGCGTGTCCAGCAGCATCTCAAGAAAGTGGGTCATACCCTGCAAGTCGTACAGGGTGTCCGCGTCGATGTGATCCAGCGGGATGCCTTTTGTCATGTTGCGATGAGCCACGTCGAGCTTGTTGATGCAGTGGGCGATGGTGCCCCTGCGTGTGGCTTCGCGCAAGCGTGGCTGGTCTACGTCTGGCAGTGTGTTGTTGACGATGTTGAGCGCGTCTTTGGCGAAGCTGAAGTTAGAGCGTGCGCAGAGGTCGTTGTTGGCTCGGGTGATGAAGATATTGTCAGCGGTGTGCTCTTTGATGAACCCTGCACGGAAATACCCCACATGGCGGTTGGTCGACGATGAGTAGTATTGTGGGGATACCCACAACTCGTGCTGTCTGGTGCTGTGATTGAGCACGTACCTGCACACGGCTGTGCGGTAGCTGATGCCCGTGGCCAACAGAGTGAAGTTTTGGGAGATGGCGAAGTCGAGGCCAAAGTGCAGCTGTGTGCTCATGCGTGAGCCCTCGCGGTGCTTGCACTGGATCAATGCGTGGCCGACTGATGCGTGTGAATGTGACATGGGGAAACTCCAAGAAGTGAATAAATGAGTGAGCCTAATCCCGTGGGATTAGGCGTTGTGAGTTGTGCTGTTGTATTAAAACAACAGGCCCATCAAGGCCAGCTCCTCGATGCCGTAGACTTTGTCTTCACCGCAATGGTCGCATTGGTATTTGCGTGCATCGGGCTCGACTTCAGGCTGATCCCATCCGCAAGCCAAGCAAAAGCCGTGGCCGTCGTGGGAGAGCGCCATACCGTAAGCAACGGATGGTCGTTACTGGGTTGTGCCTGCACGCGTCTTGTATGTGGTGACGTGAGCAGGGTTGTGTTTGACTGGTGCATTTGCCATGGTGAACTCCATTAAGTGAACAAGTGAATGGCTAATCCCGTGGGATTAACGTGATGCTGAGCAGGGCTGCGCTGGACGCTTTCCCACTCAACAGACTATATTGTAGCACAATACTCGCAGCTTGTCAAGTCATGCAAAGGATAAAACGGGGGGAGCCGAGCTATCTAAACTTGAGTGAATCACTCGGGTATTAGGCTTTTGAGTTATCTAAACTTGAGTGCAGCGTAGGGTTATTAACATCCTACAGGATTTTGGCGTTTTTTGTTTGGACTTTAGATAGAATCGTAGTTGGATTATGACCCTACAGATTGTAGGACTCTACACGCAAGTTGTTGATTTTAAAGGGGAATCTACGATCGTAGATAGAATAGTTAGTTTTTAAACATAAGAGAGATTTCTTGGGGTAGGGGGGTATGGCGGTCGGAGAGCTGCTAAAGAGACAGGGGTGACTTTAGGTTTTGCTCTAATAATTTACTAACTACTACATAATCTATCTATAGGCCACTTTTGCCGGTGCTAGTGCCCGTAAGTCGTTGATTTTAAAGGCTTTTTAATCCCATGGGATTACTCGCAACTTACCGAAAAAGCCGGTTTATAGCAGCCCGCATGGATAGGGGCTTTCCCGTGCTAAATGCCTTGCAAGCCAGTGTTTATGCGGCTTAGCGTTTGAAAGCCCCTGTTTATGCGGGTTCCAAGGGGTCTGTAAGCGTCGTGTAAGGATTGTAGTTAGCGCGGCCCATCCGTCGGTCATCCGTCATCCGTCGTTGCTCATCCGTCGTCGCCCATCCGTCGTTCGTCGCTAATCCCATGGGATCACGCGTTGCGCAAAAACCACGCTCGCGTGATAGTAGTCACGTGATAGTAGATGGTGCTGGCGGACGTGATAGTAGTGATAGTTCCGGGCGAAAAAAAGCCCCCTTGCGGGGGCTTGGATGGGGCCTGAGCCCCATGGGTTAGGCGCTGGCGGCGCCCTTCACAATTTTGCCTTTTGTGGCTTTGCTGATGACGTACCCGCATTCAATCGCACGGGCTACAATTTTCTGGTGATAAATCACGTCCGTGAAATAAGCCTCAAAATTCTCAAGCCATGCGGTAAACCCGTCAATTTCCCCGGCGGTCACAGTCATGTCAGGCGCGGGTGCGGCGGCGGGCATTTTCGCGGCGGCGGGTTTGCGGCCTCCCCCTGATTTGCGGCCAAGCCCGTTCGCCTCCCGGGCCTGCTTGACCGCATCCTTGAGCGCATGCTTTGGCATTGTGAGGGCAGCTTTGGCCGTAATATGTTGTTCAACTTTTTTGCCCGCCTTGTCGGTCACGGTCACGGTCACCGGGGTTTGGCCGCATGCGTGCAAAGTCAGTGCATCCTTGAACAGTGCTTTTACATTATGTCCGGCGGTTGCAAAATCGGCGGCATACAATGCCACTACAGTTTCGAGGCGTTCGCCGATTGGCAAGGCGGGGTTAAGTTGAGCGGCGGCTATAGCGGCGGCCTCTTTGCATGCTGCGAACATACTGGCGGCGGCTTTGCCCGCCTTGAGAATCAATGCCCCGGCGGCGGGGTCACGGTGCGCGACAATCGCGGCGGGTGCGGGTGCCTGAGCGGCGGCGTCAAAAGCGGCTTTGATAGCGGTCATGAGAAAATCTCCAAGTGGTAATCCCGGAAAACCCCGGGCGGTCATGCCTTGTTGGCATGGGTCAATTATA